GTACCACTAGTTCCGTTTGTTCCACTTGATCCATTTGTACCATTAGTTCCTGAAGTCCCGTTCGTTCCGCTAGTACCGTTAGTTCCATTAGTCCCTGAAGTCCCATTAGTTCCGTTTGTACCCGATGTACCGTTGGTTCCATTAGTTCCTGATGTACCGTTTGTTCCCGAAGTTCCGTTTGTACCAGATGTTCCATCAGTTCCGCTTGAGCCGTTTGTTCCGTTAGTACCTGATGTACCATTAGTTCCTGACGTTCCATTTGTACCGTTCGTTCCCGATGTTCCGTTAGTACCTGATGTGCCATTTGTACCTGAAGACCCACTTGTACCGTTTGTACCACTAGTACCATTAGTTCCTGAAGAACCGCTTGTACCATTAGTACCGCTAGTACCGTTAGTTCCACTTGATCCTGAGGTACCGTTTGTGCCTGAAGTTCCATTTATTCCACTTGACCCTGACGAACCGCTCGTACCGTTTGTACCTGAAGTTCCGTTAGTTCCTGATGTACCATTAGTTCCTGATGAACCCGATGTCCCATTAGTTCCGCTAGTTCCATTTGTTCCTGAAGATCCACTTGTTCCGTTTGTACCGCTAGTACCATTCGTACCACTTGAACCTGATGTTCCATTTGTTCCGTTAGTTCCTGAAGAACCGCTAATTCCACTTGATCCTGATGTACCATTTGTACCCGAAGATCCTGAACTTCCGCTAGTCCCGTTTGTACCGCTAGTACCGTTAGTTCCTGATGAACCGCTTGTACCATTTGTTCCACTAGAACCTGATGTTCCGTTTGTACCTGAAGTACCATTCGTACCACTTGTTCCGTTGGTTCCTGAAGTCCCGTTGGTTCCACTTGTTCCATTCGTACCATTGGTTCCTGAAGTTCCATTAGTTCCGTTAGTCCCTGAAGTCCCATTTGTACCTGACGTACCGTTAGTTCCACTTGTTCCATTCGTACCATTGGTTCCTGAAGTTCCATTAGTACCTGAGGTACCATTAGTTCCGTTCGTTCCACTAGTACCGTTTGTTCCTGAAGTCCCATTGGTGCCGCTTGTGCCGTTGGTTCCATTTGTACCTGAAGTCCCATTGGTTCCATTGGTTCCCGAAGTACCATTTGTACCTGAAGTCCCATTTGTTCCCGAAGTGCCATTTGTACCATTTGTTCCTGAAGTTCCGTTTGCCCCACTAGTACCATTAGTTCCACTGGTACCATTGGTTCCACTTGATCCTGAAGTTCCGTTAGTACCATTTGTTCCTGAAGTACCGTTAGTTCCACTAGTCCCGTTAGTTCCATTTGTTCCTGAAGTTCCATTAGTACCGCTAGTTCCATTCGTACCATTTGTTCCACTAGTACCATTTGTACCTGATGTTCCATTAGTTCCACTTGTACCATTAGTACCTGAAGATCCACTTGTTCCCGATGTTCCATTCGTACCGCTAGTCCCGTTAGTCCCTGAACTTCCACTTGTTCCGTTTGTACCACTTGATCCGGAAGTTCCATTCGTACCGCTAGTCCCGTTAGTCCCTGAACTTCCACTTGTTCCATTCGTACCACTTGTTCCATTAGTACCTGAAGTACCGTTAGTACCATTTGTTCCTGACGTTCCGTTAGTACCGTTGGTACCGCTTGTCCCGTTAGTACCTGAAGTACCGTTAGTACCATTTGTTCCCGACGTTCCGTTAGTACCGTTGGTACCGCTTGTCCCGTTAGTACCATTTATTCCGCTGGTTCCATTTGTACCGTTAGTTCCACTAGTACCATTTGTCCCTGATGACCCGCTCGTTCCACTTGTACCGTTAGTTCCGCTAGTACCATTTGTGCCTGATGTACCATTCGTTCCATTAGTCCCATTAGTTCCTGAGGTACCGTTTGTACCATTGGTTCCGCTTGTACCATTGGTTCCTGAAGTTCCGTTTGTACCTGATGTACCGTTAGTTCCACTAGTACCATTGGTTCCTGATGTACCGTTGGTGCCGCTAGTACCACTTGTACCGTTCGTTCCTGAGGTTCCATTTGTACCTGAAGTTCCATTTGTTCCTGAAGTTCCGTTAGTACCATTAGTCCCTGAAGTTCCATTTGTACCGCTAGTACCGCTAGTTCCGTTGGTTCCTGATGTACCGTTGGTCCCGCTCGTACCATTTGTTCCGCTAGTTCCACTTGAACCATTTGTGCCATTTATACCGCTAGAACCATTTGTTCCGTTAGTTCCTGATGTACCGTTAGTTCCCGAGGTTCCATTCGTACCGCTAGTACCATTTGTTCCGTTAGTTCCTGATGTCCCATTTATACCCGAAGTTCCGTTAGTTCCTGAAGTTCCGCTAAATCCATCTATACCTGAAGTTCCATTAGTACCTGAAGTTCCGTTAGTACCCGAAGTTCCGTTTGTGCCGTTAATACCCGAAGTTCCGTTTGTACCGCTAGCTCCATTAGTACCCGATGATCCATTTGTACCGTTAGTACCTGAAGTTCCGTTGGTTCCTGAAGTACCATTAGTTCCTGAAGTTCCGCTAAATCCATCTATACCTGAAGTTCCGTTGGTTCCTGAAGTACCATTAGTTCCTGAAGTTCCGCTAAATCCATCTATACCTGAAGTTCCGTTTGTGCCGTTAGTACCTGAAGTTCCGTTTGTGCCTGAAGTACCACTTGTTCCATTAGTACCTGAAGTTCCGCTCGACCCATTAGTACCTGAAGTACCACTTGTACCCGTTGCTCCCGACACACCAAAAAGCCTCCAAACAGCAGTTGATGCGGTTTCACCACTTATACCCTCAATTTTGTTAGATAACCATTGATTTATAAATTGAATTCCACTTGGTGAATTTGATTTTATTGTGGTGCCAAAATTTGATATTACAACAGTTGGTCCACCAAGACCTGTGGATCCCGTAGCATTTGACCATAAAGTTTGATAATTGTTTATATGATATTGATAAAATGTATCTGTTTCATAAACGTACACCAACATACCCAATCGCCTTCTACCGGAAGAAATATTATCGGAGTTTAATGTTAATACATCAGGAGAAAATGAAGAACCTGTACCTTTTGAAAATTGTATTGGAATAGTATTTCCGCTGTTTTCTATACTTCCTGTTGTTGACAGTGGAACGGTAAAATAAAGATCACTTAAATTGTAAACCTCCATGTATCCACCAACCCCTACAACGCTAAAATTGGTGCCAAAAGGTTTTATTCTAGGTACCGAACTTGGTCCTAATACTGATATAGGTGTGATTGGGTTTTGATATAATCCTGACATTACGGTTCTACTTCGTTTCCTCTAAAATAAATAGTTTTGTTGTTCAATATTTTAAATATCGGACTTGGGTAAGTTGTATAAACACGGTAAGTTGCGGTCGGAAGTGTCGTTCCTGTATACGTAAACGTATAATAATTTATTGTATCTTCTGTGTGAACGGCAGTTAAAAGATTAGGATTTCCATTGTCATTTAGATCAATTATTATTTGCCTTTCAAAATTAGTAGCCGCCACTGGTATAATCCAAGTATACCAAGCATCAACAGGTACCGTATTTTCAAGAACTTCGGTTGTTGTGAAGTTAAATGCAACTATTGAGTTCCCAAAAGAATCTAACCCTCCAGATGAAATAGGAACATTTTGAGTTATTATTGTTGGGAATAAACCTGAAGTCCATCCTGTAAAGTCAACATATCTGTTCATATCTAAATTAAATAATGGTACATTTTGAGTAGGTTGACTATAATTTGTAAATCCAAAGAAGTCTCTTCCTCCGTCGAACATCCATTGACCAATATTTGTTGCTCCTGTTACAGGCTCTATGAATAGATATGATGTTTTTGCTGCCGCCGCGGAAGGTGTTGGTGTAGGTGTAATTGTTGCAGTTACTGTAATTGTAGGTGTTGGCGTTGGTGTTAAACCAGGAATAGGGCTTGGTGTGACCGTAGGTGTCACGGTCATAGTAGGTGTTGGTGTTGGTGTTACTGAAGGAGCTGGAGTTGTTGTTGGTGTTGGTGTTGGCGAAACAGGTATAACAATACTAGTAAAGTCATTTGGTTCACAGAACTCTGTATCACAAACAGGACAATCAGGATCAAACATCAAAAATTTATCCTTCAATAACTTGAAATTGTGTTTTACCTCATCAGCACCTAAAGGTTCTACATAAAATCTAAACTGAGAAATACCTCCGTCAAAAGTACCACCAAAATTTTCTTCCAATAAAATATTTGTAGTCATACCAGACAAAGAAGATTGGTCTAAAATGTTTGTTGGGAAACATTCAGGATCTTGAATATAGTTTCCTAACAGATCCGTACAAGCAGAGAATGTAAGGTTCTCGTGTAATCCTTGTGTTCCTCCACCCCAAGACATGTTAAATGGTACACCAAGTTGTCTTTCCTTATCCGTACTTAAAGCCCTTGGAATCATTTCTTCAAAATTTTCTATTGTGAAGAATTTTCTACCGTTGACATAAATTTTTAATCGACCTCTTCTGAATTTTTCTTGTTCTAACCACAAGTTATTCATTTGAATCAATGTAATTTTTTCTGCAACCGCTCTATCATTTGTATATGGAGGTGCAATCAAAGAAGGTGCGTTGTTTGCCAAAGACTGAAGATATTCTTCTCTTGTCAATACACCTAAACCACCATACCAAAATAAATCGCAAGATTCAATATAGGTATACCTCTCCCAAACGGCATCTATTTGGAACCAATGTTCAAGTTCTAACCATGCAGGATTCACTTCCAAACAGTATGGGTAGATAGGTGGAGTACAAATTTCAGTAATAGTACAACCTGTCTCATAAGTCACTCCAGTGACACAAGTTCCTGACACCTCACATGCCCCTGTTATTTTAAGTACTCTTACACAAATTGTTGGGTTTTTAGGGTCTCCACCTAATTTGAACGCAAGATTATTAGATATGGTATCGTATTTTGGATCTTTTTCGCAAGTATCCTCAACCGAAGACCAAGGGTTTGGTTTTGGTTGATTACATCCACAACCACATGAACTACATGTTCCACCGTCACAATCATCAATAGGGAAACCACAACTATTACATATATTCGCTTGAGGACTACATGTTGGACTTGGTTTATCAGGTGGACAAACAAACTCATAGGGAGGTAAAGTTGGCGTAGGTGTTGGCGTTGGGCTTGGGTTTGGGAAATCAAGTTTATCGACCACATATACCTCTTCAGTCCAATTGTCATTATAAAAATTTTCAGATAAATTTTCAGGTACAATTGTATTTGATCCACTGAAAGATAGATATTGATTATCGCCAACTATTAAGTAATAACCATCTTGAGTTATTATAGCGTTATTAATTTCAAGTGGAGTATGGTCACAAATTGTGATTAAAGAACCTGAAGATCCTCCATTTCCTGATATAGTTAATGATGTAAAAGGTTGTGAATTTCTTATGTTGAATTGTCCCGCACCGCTATTAGTCTCAGGAACACAATCACCATTAACATTACTAGCGGTTATAACATTACCTGATATTGAAGCGCAACATCCAGAACATAATGTGATTTCAGGTGTATTATTACCTGTATTGGTTGTAATTACGAAATATTCAGTAGGACTTGGACCAAAAGCAATGTTATATCCAAGTAAAACAATTGAAATATTATTAACAGGTTGACTAAAAGTCAAAGTGTATGTATAAGGGGATCCGAACGGAACATTTTGACCTAAAGCTATTGAGTTTTGTAAATTTATAAAACCACAATCATCAATGAAACCTGTTGGTAGTCCGTTTGTAGTAATGTCTCCACTTCCTGAAGCCGAAATTGTGATCCCGCTAACATAAGAAATACTGTTACCTGGTAATGGTAAATTTATTTGATTTTCACAATTCTCGCAAGAAACCGGTACTGTCGTCGGTGTTGGGGTTGGTGTTGGTGTTGGTGACGCAGGTGCGCAAGTATGGGTTTGGCATTCCCAACCACATTCTAAACAAGGTAACTGACCACAACTACAACCACATTGTGGTGTTGGGTTTCCATTACAAACATTACAACCATAATTAACATGTGGGTCATGTTGATTGTTTTGAGATCTTGGTGGGTAAACGTAAATACATCTACTATTAGTAACTCCTGTATTACAACAAGCACATGTCTCAATACAATTATACAATGGACTAGTTACTCTTGTGTACCCGCTATAATTCCAAGGACTACCATTAGCGTGGTGATAAAATTTATTTTCAGCTCTTGTTCCCCAATAAAAAAACATATTTTTATTTCGAGGATAGATCTCGTTCAAAGTGGTCTCACCAGGTCCAGGTTGATATTCTTCAAACAACCTTGGTTTTAATAACATTTCTACAGTCCAACCTTTGTTTACACGATTCGGTAAAATGTCATAATCATATCCAAAAAGTTTGTGAAATCCTTGATAAAACCCACCATATAATTCATGGTATTTTCCAACCGCAATGTTGTCTTTTGATACAACCTCATATAAAGTTTGTTGAGTTATGGCAGAAAATCTGTTGTAAGTTCCAGTATATCCAGTAACTTGGAACATTTTTAAACGTCTGTCAAAATATAATCTTTGAAATTTTAGAAAATCATTAAAGAGTCCGTTTGTAAAAGTTATGGTTTTTCCTGTCATTTGGTTAACAAGACCATTGTCAATTCCTGTCAAACCAATATCACAGGCGGTATCAACTTTAAAACAATCTAAATCTAAACCATCAGGTTCGTAATAATTTTGAGAAACAAAAATATTTGTTTGATCGTAATTTTTATAGGTAAGTTCTTTTGGAATCCATGTTAATGGGTTATCAATATCAAAATATACAGGTAATTTTTTACCGTATGTTTGTGCAATCAAATAAGGCGAAAAAACAACTTCCTCATTAAAATTTTTTTCGTCTGATGCAAGCGACATGTCTTGTCCATCATAAACAAGTTGTAATTTTAATTTGGGGTAGTTATATTGATTTATATTTTGATACGCCATCTTTTTAAATATAAATACCATACATCAAAGTATTTATTTATAAAAAACTGACATGATAGAATTCGGGAAAGAATATTTCAACAAGCCATATTATTTTTATTTGAAGGATAGAGGTAATACATTTAGCGTGTATTTTTCTGTTTCAGAGACATTAAACGAATCAAGAAAAAGTGATGAAGAAGTTGTACTTCTTAAAGAAAGTTTAACAAAGGTTAAAAAATTTATAAAAAATCTTTTTACCAAAGGATATAAGTTCACAAAAGAACAAATAAAAAAAATATTAAATTGGTTCAAAAAAAGAAAACCAATTAAAAAAACCGAAAAAAAAGAGGGTGAGATACAAGAGTTTGTGGGTGCTGATGGATCATTTATGAAATCTAACATACCGATGTTAAATCAAAGGCAGATCGCAAAAAGTACAACTGACCAAACGGTTCACATGACAAGAGCCAATCAATTCCCATTCATTCGAGTATATTACGGAGAATCTGAAGATGAAAGAGATAATTTAATTGATGAGGTTGATCAATCAGAGGCATTTGGTTACGAAGAAACAAAAGACGCAAAAAGTTACAAGGAAGCATCCCAAATACTAAAAGATATGGGTGTTGAGGATCCTTTTGAAAGACATGAAAGATTAGAGGTTATGGGATTCGATCCCGAGTACGATAAACAACTTCGAAACTACAAAAATAATGGTCATTGTAAAAATTGCGTGTCAAAAAGAAGATTGTCAGAATTAGAGAAAGGAAAAATGCAAAAAATGATTGATGAAATTATTTTAGGTAAAAAAAATAAAAACACCGACGTTATTTCAAAAAAAGACAATGAATCTACCGACGTTATGGAAAAATTATTAATTAGAAATTTACAATCAATTAAAAAGTTAGCAGACAAACAAGGTTTGGAATTAAATGATCTTTTAAAAAAAATAAATAAAAGTGAATAAAGACCTTTATAATAAAACAATCGAGCTACCAAAAGAAGTAACTGAATACCTACAGTCTTGTTTTGATACGGTTCCAAACTCAGATCCTTCTGTTGAGGGTCATAAAAGAAATGAGGAGTTAAGGAATTCGGGTTATGTAACCTATCAACAACTTGGGAGGATGAAAAATTGGTTCGATAATTATCAAGGAGATGGTAAAGACGCTCCTTATATTTTGAATGGTGCGGATTATGTTAGAAAATGGGTTGACTCTACATTGGATTTAATGAGAAAAGGGGACAACTTCAAAAAAAGTGTTAATAAAGAATATATGCCAGACGATGTGAAACAGGATTTAGCAGATAAAATGGGTTGGTTAGCGGATATGAATAGACCGTCAAAAGAACACAGCACATTTGTACAAGACGTTAAAATTACTGAAGACCTCGAAAGGATAAACCAAATAATGAAAAAAATAATTTAAAATGCCTGAAGTAGAAAGATTAGATTTTAGTCAACCCGCTAATGATTTGACTGCAATTGCCGATATCGAAAGAAAAAGACTTACAGTAAAAAATGATTATCTAACCACTAATCAATATAGTGCCGTTAATAAGGATGCAATTTCTGACGGTGATGAATTTGGTAAGGGTACGGGAATCTTTTTGGATACCGCAAACGGTGGGTCAAAAGTTGATTTCTCAGAAAGAATTAATGAAATAAAATTGAATGAGTACCAACCCAACAAACCTTACACAACGCCATCCGCATAATGAAACTTTACAATACTTTTAGAAGTCTTATCGTTGAGGTAGCATCTGTCAACAGTGTTGTTGATGCGATAAGAAATAAAAAAAAAATTGTAATTTATTATGATGGGGACGAACCTGGAGGTAAAGGATTAAGAACTATAGAACCTGTGTGTTTTGGTTATAGTAAAAGAGAAAATCCTGTACTAAGGGCTTGGGACTATGAAGGTGCATCACACACGGCATACTTAGGAGAAAAACCTTTACCTGGTTGGAGGTTGTTCAGGTTAGATAAAATAACATATCTACAACCAACGGCCGAAACATTTGATGAGGTCAGACCAAATTACAATCCTAACGGAGATAGAAGTATGGCAAGAGTTGTAGTAAATGCCAATTTTGATAATGTAACAAATACGTAAGATGAATACAGAAAATGATTTAATACAAAGATTAATGGTTTCCAAAAAAATTATGGAAAGACATGATCAGATGGAACGAGGTAAAACACCTCAGACATCATTCAACACCCCAATGTTAGAGGACTACCAACCTGTAAATGCAAAATATAATTTACCGAACGATATTTTACAAGAACAACAAATCCAATCGAGACCTCAACAACAAAACGCCACAATCACAGCGGATAAAATAGCAAACTCTAAGTTACCCGATGAGATTAAAAAATTAATGATGGAACACCCAATAGAAAAACCTAATATGGGTATGAATGGGCCAACATTATCTAACGAATTGGTTGATAAAGCCGCTAGATTAATGAGTGTTGACGCCAGTGGAAAACAAGTTTCTGATATTCCTAAAATAAAAAATTTGGTTCAAGAATCTACAAACAATAACGAAAGTCTAAAAGAGATAATTAGGGAAGTAATTGAAGATGTTTTACATGAAAATGGTTTACTAATTGAGTCAGAAACTAAATCTAACGACATTTTTAAATTCAGAGTCGGAGATCATATATTCGAGGGTAAAGTCACCAAAATTAAAAAGGTAACTAAATAATTATAACCCACCCTTGAGGTGGGTTTTTTGTTGATATTATCAATAAATAGGTTTATATTTCTTGTAAACTTGTTTAATCATAATGAAAAAAATCAAAATTTTAGTCTTACCATCAGATAGGGCAGGTGTTGGTAGATACAGATCGGTAGATCCCCACGTTAATTTACAAAATAATTTTCCTCAAGATTTTCAAATTGATATTGATTACGAACCAAAAATGGAAGATGAAAATTATTGGAAACAATATGATATTGTTCATTTTCATAGGTCAATTGGTCAAGACTTTGATCAATGTTTGGCGTTGATTGAAAAATTAAAAAAAATAGGGGTTATAGTTATTGGGGATATTGACGACTATTGGTTACCAACTAAAGAGCACCCAATTCATCAATTAATTGTTTCTACTAAAATGAATCAAAAAATTATAGCAAATCTCAAAGCTTGTCATTATGTAACAACAACGACAAGTCTTTTTGCTCATGAAATTAGAAAGTTCAATAAAAACGTAGTTGTTTTTCCAAACGCAATAGATCCTAAAGAACCTCAATTTAATGAACCAACATTACCCTCAGAAAAAATTAGAGTTGGTTGGCTAGGTGGATCATCCCACTTACACGATTTAAAGTTGTTAGATACGATGGTGGGTAAACTAAGTCCTCTTCAAAACAAACTTCAATATTACTTGTGTGGTTTTGATACAAGAGGTGTGGTTACTGAAATAAACCAACAAACAGGAGAAAAAAAACAAAGACCAATTAAACCTGAAGAAACTGTTTGGTCACAATATGAAAAGATTTTTACAGACAACTACAAAATAATCACCAAAGAGTATAAAGAATATTTAGATAAGTTTGTTGATGGAGATTTTCCCGCAATTGAAAATGAAAACTACGTCAGGGTTTGGACTAAACCTGTGGAGTCTTACGCTAGAAATTACGCTAAGTTTGATATTTCATTAGCGCCCATAAAAAACCACGTATTTAATAGGTTAAAATCTCAACTAAAAATAATCGAGGCGGGTTTCTATAAAAAAACGATAATCGCATCAAACGTAGGTCCTTATACCATTGACCTAAAACATGCAATGCGAGAAGGAAAATTCGTTGACGGTAATGCGTTATTAGTAGAAGATTTTAGAAATCATAGTGATTGGGCTAAAAGCATTAAAAAATTAGTCGAAAATCCAAATATGATTACCGATCTTGGTGAGAAATTATACGAAACGGTAAAAGATACCTATGACCTAAACAGAGTATCACAAAACAGAGCTGAATTTTACAAATCTTTAATTAAATAATTATGGTCAATATTCCTTTAACAAAAATTTTATTTTTAGACATTGAAACCGTTGGTGGTTGTCCTGACTATCAACAGTGTATAAAATCTAACCCAAGAGTTGCAGACCAATTCGACAAATATTTTGATTGGTTTTTGAAAAGATTTCCTGAAGACAAAGAATTGGCAACTGATAGATCGACAGAAGAACATATGGACATTGTTTTTAGGAAACGGGCAGCGTTAGTTCCAGAGTTTGCAAAGATAGTTTGTGTATCGATGGCGTTCGTTTTAGATAGTGGAGAAGTTAAAAAACAAACTTTTTCAAGTGATGATGAATATAAACTACTAATTGATGTAAGAGACCTTTTAAACCGTTGTCACAAATTAGATTTCTACATGTGTGGTCACAATTTAAAAAACTTTGACATCCCCATGTTAGCAAAACGTATGATTGTAAATGGGATCATGCCGGCTAAAATACTCCCGTCATACGATACTAAACCTTGGGAAGTTAAGGCCATTGACACAAAAGAAATTTGGCAATATGGAGCTTACACTGCGATCGGTTCTTTAGATTTAATGTGTGCATGTTTAGACATACCAACACCAAAAGACGGACCAATCAACGGTAGTTTGGTACATGAGACTTATTGGAGTCATAATCGTCTTAAAGAAATTGCCGAATACTGTGAAAAAGATGTTGACGTTTTAGTTGACGCAATAATGAAATTAAAAAGTTTAAAATAATGAGTGAACAAAATTTAGAAAAAGATGACTTGGACGATCTGTTTGAAAGTTTACAAATTGAAGATGCTGAGAATTTGGACCTTGATCAACTGAATGATTATTTTGGGTTTGATATTTTTGGATTAGAAAAAGATATGGATGATTTCCAAGATACTTTGGAATTTAAATTTTCTAAGTCGCATCCTGATGCGGTCAACCCAAAATACGCTTACACGTCAGACTCTGGATTTGATTTATGTTCAACAGAAGATGTATGGATTCATGCTTCTGACCGTAAACTAATACCAACAGGAATCCATTTGGACATACCTGAAGGATACGAAGTTCAAATTAGATCAAAAAGTGGATTGGCTTCAAAACAAGGATTGTTTGTTTTGAATTCTCCAGGAACTGTGGATGAAGGATATACGGGAGAAATTCAAGTAATTCTTTTCAACACCACTGATCAAAAAATCAAAATAGAAAAAGGACAAAAAATTGCACAAGCAGTGTTGTGTCCTGTAGTTAGTGGTAAATGGATCAAGTTTGTTGAGATAGAGAACATTCTATCTAAAGACAGAAATGAAAATGGTTTCGGTTCTACAGGTGTATGACAGAAATAGAAAAAATAAAAGAAGAAATTAATAGAACTCGAGTTGAGTTAATTATGTCTGGTTGTAGTGATGGTTGGTGGAACAAATACATGGAAGAAAAATTAATAACTCTTGAGGATAAACTAAAAGAATTAAACAATGATAACAATAGGATTCTCGACAAGAAAGACTAATCCTGAATTTTTAGAACATTTAAGAAAATCTTGTGGGATTAAAAAAGTTCAAATAATAGAAAAAATTAATAACGGTGAAAAGTCTTTGGCTCAAGTTTATAATGAAATACTAAATGAGTCGGAAAATAATCTTGTAGTTTTTTGTCATGATGACATTGAGTATGATACAAAAAATTGGGGGGATAAAATTATCAAATTATTTAAAAGAAATGAAGAATATGGTATTTTGGGAATCGCAGGAACTACCGATATGATTGATGGTAGATGGTGGACTTTGCGTGAATCCATGACAGGAATAGTATCTCACAAACATGAAGGAAAAAAATGGACCAACACTTATTCACCCGATCAAGGAAACAAAATAAAGGAAGTGGTTGTATTAGACGGTTTGTTTTTTGTTGTTGATAAATCTAAAATCAAAAAAACTTTTGACGAAGAATTCAAAGGATTTCACTTTTATGAAATACCTTTCTGTTTTTCAAATTACTTAGAGGGAGTTAAATTAGGTGTAACAACAATGGTTAGAGTCACTCACAAATCAATAGGTATGACCAATGATCAGTGGGAAAATAATAAAACTTTTTTTGAAAAGAAATATGATAAAGACCTTCCGATAAGATTATCAACGAACAAAACCATAGAGGAAAAAACTTTTATGGATATTGACAAAGTTGGTTTAGGTCTTGTGACATATAACTCTCCACATAGAATAGTTAAAAGTGCATTTACGGTTCCAAAGTGGATTAAAAACTTTGTAATTGTTAACGATGGGACTCCTTACCCTGAAAACTGTTACCCCGAACATGCAAAAATTATCCAACACGAAAAAAACCAATGTGTTGGGGCCGCAAAAAGTACGGCAATTAAATATTTGATGGAACAAGGGTGTGAACACATTTTTATAATGGAAGACGATATATTAATTCAAGACGAAAACGTATTCAAAGAATATATCAGACATTCAGCATTGTCAGGAATTAAACATTTAAATTTTGCGCTTCACGGTCCCGCAAACAAGAAAGGGTCAACTGGCTTTAGAACTCTTTCGGAAAGAAAAGATACTGACGGAGATCCTAATCCAAGAATGATTATTCCATATCCAGATGGTATTGAAATGGTTTTTTACCCTAACTGTGTTGGGGCTTTTTCATACTATCACAGATCTGTAATTGAAAAAATTGGTTTATTCGATCCTGCATTTAAAAACGCTTGGGAACATGTTGACCATACATATCAGGCGGTAAAACATAATTTTCATCCTCCTTTTTGGTACTTTGCTGACATTCCTAAAAGCTGGGAGTATTTAACGGATATACCAAACTCAATTGAAAACTCAACAATTTCAAGAACCCCTGAATGGAGTGAAAACTATAAAAAAGGAACTTTATGGTATAAGAAAAAACACGGGTATGTACCAACTGATATACCTTTAATGGAACCTAAAAGTGCCCAACAAATAATCTCAAAATTATATGCTTTAAGATAAAATGGTAGTAGATGTTATAATATTAAGTTACGCTAAAGACCCATCATTTGAGAAAATGAATCTCAATTGTATGAAAAGTATTTATGAAAGTTCGACTGAACATAAATTCCAAATCTATTTGATAGAAACCAACAAAGAAAAAGAATTTGTTTATGAAGGGTGTGAGACTTGTAAAGTTATACAACCACAAGAAGAATTTAACTACAACAAATATTTAAACATTGGTTTAGAACATTCTACCAACGATTGGGTGTTAATTTCCAACAATGATACAATATACCATAAAGGTTTTTTAGAAGAAATGTTAAAAGCTCATGAACAAGATCCTGAATTATTTTCAATGTCACCTATGGATGATGATTGGCACAGACACAAGTTATTCAAAAAAACAACACCAATATACTATGGTCATAGAACTTCATATGAAATTGCCGGATGGTCAATCTTTGTTAAAAGGGATATATTAAAAAGAATGAATGGGTTCGATGAAAAATTTAAATTTTGGTACCAAGATAACGACTACGCACTGACTTTACAAAAATACAAATTAAAACACGCCCTAATTACCAACTCTAAAGTTACTCATCTTTTAAGTAAAAGTCATAATCTTATAGAGCCAGGTAAAAAGTTTCAGATGACTGATGGTATGATTAATGATTTTAAAAATAAATGGTATACACAAAAAAAATGATAACAATAGAACACTATTATAATAATTTCAAATTAACTCCTGGTGATATAAATGAACATATTGATACGTTAGTAGAGTATGCAAAACTATGTGATCACGTTACTGAAATGGGTGCTAGATGGGGATGTTCAACTTTTGCATTTTTACATGCAAACCCAAAAAAGTTTGTTAGCTATGACATTAATATGTCAGAAAATATTTTAAACGCAATAAATCTATCAATTAAGGAAAACGTAAATTTCAAGTTCAATAAAAAAAATGTTTTAGAGGTTGAGATCGAAGAGACTGATTTATTATTTATTGATACTTGGCATAAGTATGGACAACTAAAAGAAGAATTATCATTACATTCAGATAAAGTAAAAAAATATTTAATTTTTCATGACACTGAAAGTTATGAATTTACCGATGAACCAAGTTGGGGTGAACTATACAAAGACGTTAGACCTTTATCAACAGAAAAAATTGGTATTTGGCCAGCAATACAAGAGTTATTAGATGATGGTCAATGGGTCATAGAAAAAAGATTTACAAATAATAATGGACTAACTATCTTAAAAAGAAACGATAAGATTGATGAACAATAGAAAAAAAATAGAATTTATCAAATACATTTTGATCGGTAGAGTTTCAAACACGGACTTTATCCAAAATTGGAAAGACAAGAATCAGTACCCATCTGAAAAGGAAGTGGATTCGATAATTTCACAAGAAATGGACCCCGCAAGACTTGAAGGTTTAGATTGGCCCACAGACGCCATGACTATGATTGGTTTGAAAAGAATGAACAATCTTCATGACATGTTAGATTACGTTAGAAAAAACAATATTGAGGGTGATTTTATTGAAACAGGTGTTTGGAAAGGGGGAGCAACAATTTTTATGAAACTATATTCAGACATTTATAATTTGAAAAAGAGAGTGTTTGTTTGTGATTCTTTCCAAGGACTGCCAAAACCAAGTGACAAATACCCTATGGATCGAGGAGATATTCATCACACGTATACCGAACTTGCAATATCACTCGATGAGGTAAAATCAAATTTTGAATCAATGAATTGTTTAGATGAAAATGTAATTTTTGTGGAGGGATTCTTTAGTGATACTCTACCAAATAATAATCAGATTGGCAAATTGTCTATTTTAAGAATGGATGGTGACATGTACGAGTCGACTCATGATGTTTTTCATTCTTGTTATGATAAACTATCCGATAAAGGGGTGTGTATAATTGACGACTATTGTCTTGGTGGTGCAAGAATTTGTACTCACGATTATAGAACAGAAAAAAATATTAACGATCCAATAAATCAAATTGATGTTTGTGGTGTTTATTGGATTAAAAATAATGAATCTTAATTTATTATGATAAAACCAAAAGTTCGTGTTGTAACTGCAGATTTTGGTAATCATATCAATAATTTTAATTATCAACTTCCTTACCAAATCACAAAAAAGTATGAGGTTGAGTACATGTGTTACACAGATCAAAATACTGAATCAAGATCACTATCTTTACATCCAAGAACAAGGGCTAAAATACCAAAAATGTTAGATTGGATTGAAAATCCTGCAGATTATTATATTTGGTTCGATTCTAAATTTAAAATAGTCAGTAACAACCTTGTTGAAGATGTTGTAGATTCGTTGGGGGATTTTGATATACAAATCTTTAAACACCCACAAAGAAAAAACATCAAATCTGAACTTGAGTATTTAGAAAATGAAATGTATAGATCAAACAACACATATTTAATTGACAGATATGAAGGTGAAAGAACAAAAGAACAATATCAGTTTTATCTTAAAGACCCAAACTTTGTTGATTATGGTTTCTATTCCATGGGATTTTTTGTTTATTCAAAAAATTTAATAAAAAACAGAGATAATAATTTGATGACCGATTGGTTTTTTCATAACTGTTATTGGTCAATACAAGACCAAATATCTTTTCCGTACCTTTTACATAAACACAAACCAAAATACAGAACATTTGACTTTCAACTGTTCAATAATAAATACCTAAAATGGGGTTAAAATATGTCACAAAGAAGAAAAATTAACACAACAGAGGAGTCTGTAGATTCCCCAAATCACAAAAGAGATATTATCTCCCAAGTAGTTAAAAAAAGACCAAAAAGTAAATTTCTCACAGAAAACCAAAAAGTTTATTATGAAACATTACTTAACAACCAAATTACAATTTGTTCGGGACCTGCCGGTGTTGGTAAGAGTTACATAGCAATGAAAACCGCTGTGGATTTACTTCTTGATGAAGACAATGGATATGATAAAATTATTATTGTAAGACCCGCTGTTGAGGCTGAAGAAAAATTAGGGGCACTTCCAGGAAATTTAGAAGAAAAATTAGACCCTTATATCTTTCCTTCTTACTATTTGTTAAATAAAATTATCGGTAAAGAAGCAAGAGAAAAATTAAAAGAGGCCGAGGTGGTAGAGGTTTTTGCTTTGGCATATATTAGAGGAATGACAATTGATAATTCTATTTTAATTTTTGAGGAAGCTCAAAACGCCACACCAAAACAAATGAAATTATTATTAACAAGAATTGGAAGTAATAGTAAATTCTTTATTTCAGGAGATATTGAACAAACGGATAGATACAAAGACAAAAAACATTCGGGGTTGTATGATGCGATAACCAAATTCGATGGAATCGGGGGTATTGGTATCTTTGAGTTTGGTGATAAAGATGGGGTTAGAAATCCTATAATAACAAAAATACTAAAAAGGTATGAAGAGGATCGGGATTGATATTAATGGGGTACTTAGAGATACTATTGGTAAATTTACGCAACTTTATGAAAAATATTTAATAGAGTCTGATGAAGATCAATATATGGGACAAACCTATGAGATTGATTCGTCAGGAAATACTGAACCTATTGAATCTCAAGTTACAAATTTTGAATATAGGGTCCTATCTGAGGTAAACTCTTTAGATTTAATGAAACACTTCTCATTCAATAACAAAGAAGAATTATTCAATTTTATGTACGAGGAATATTCAATGGAGTTATTTGGACATGCACCTTCAACGGAAATGAACACCTTTAATATATTAAATGACATATACTTTGAATTAAGGGAAAATAATCAATTATTGTTGGTTTCAAATGAAATTGGTAAATCAAAACCGGCAACACTGTTTTTTGTTTCTAAGTTTGGTTGTTTATTGGAAAAAATCTTTTTTTTCAGTGAATATACAAGAAAATCCATGTGGTATGAAGTTGATATTTTACTTACCGCAGATCCTACCCTATTATTAGAAAAACCTAAAGATAAAGTTGTAATAAAATTTATTACAAATTATAACAAAGAAATAAAAAATGATTTCGAGATTACCTCTTTATCTGAGTTTGGTCAAATAATTAAAAAAATATTATAAATATGATTAAAATATTAGGTGAAAATTACTATTTAGATTTAGACAAATTAGACTCTGAATTACAAATACAACCCACCTCAGGAGAAACACAAATTCATTTAGTGAAATATGAAATTGTAAAAATGATGATCGAAACAATTATAACTGAAGTAGATCAGATAGATGAAAACATGGGAATGAAAAGTAGTGAACTAACAATACCCTTTAAGTTGGCATTTAATACATTACTTTTCAAAAAAATAATAAACAAAATATAAATAAAAAATGACTAACGAACAGATTTCCAAATTAGAAACGGCTATTCTTAACATGGAACAAAAAAAATCACGAATTTATTTTTTAGTTCAGGATACCAAAGGTAACGCTAAAGCGTCAGTGAGGTATATCTATCAGATGGCTAAAACACTTAAAGACAACGGATATAATTCCATAATTTTACACGAGAAACCTGATTATTTTGGAGTCTCTACATGGTTGGGTGAAGAGTACATGGAAATTGAACACCAACCGATTGAGGGTACAAATTTAGAAATATCGCCAGACGATTTAATTGTTGTTCCTGAACTTTATGGTTTTGTGATGGATCAAATAACAAAATTACCTTGTGGTAAAATTGTATTGAGTCAGTGTTATGACCACATTTTCGAAACTTTACAACCAGGTCAAACATGGAGTAACCTTGGGTTTTTGAAGTGTATTACCACAAGTGAAAAACAAAAAGAGTATTTAGAGGGGGGTATGAGAAACGTATCTTTTGACATAATTACACCTTACATTTCTGATAATTTTACTAAAAGTCAGTTTCCTAGTAAAACCATAGTAAACATTCACACAAGAGAACATAGAGATACTGTAAACCTTATAAAACATTTTTATGCGAAATTTCCTCAATATAGATGGATTACTTTCAGAGATTTGAGAGGTCTATCAGAAGCTCAATTTGCTAAAGCAATGAAAGAAAGTTTTGTTTCTATATGGATAGATCAACAAAGTTCTTATGGTACATTCCCATTGGAGTCAATGAAATTGGGTGTTCCTGTAATTGGTTTGGTTCCCGATTTGGTTCCTTCATGGATGAATGAAAATAATGGAATTTGGATCAACAACAAATTGATGGTCACTGACGTACTTTCTGATTTTATACAAAATTGGTTAGAGGACAATTTAAATCCTACATTGTTCGAATCAATGGAGGATACAGTTAAAACCTTACCAACTAAAGAATTTTTTGAGAAAGAAGTCTTGGACTTATTTTCGAGAATGTTCGAAGTTAGAAAAGGAAACTTTGTTATACAATTAGATAAATTTCAAACAATAGAAGAATAATATGGAAAATGTGAATAAAATATCAGTGGTATTACCACTCAAAACCTCTTCCGCAATTGGTTTCGAGGATTTCTTTGACAAAAGTATTAAATCAGTACAGTATCAAAATGAATTTGTAGATGAACTAGTAATTGTTTATTGTAACGACACAAATTTAGAAAGTCATCTAAAGTCTTATGATTTTGGTGATCTCAATGTAAACTTAGTTTCCTACGATCAAACACCAAGTTTTCAATCACAAGTCAACTATGGTGTAAGTGTAGCAACTTCAAATTGGGTAAGTGTGTTAGAGTTCGATGATGAATACTCTAATATTTGGTTTAAAAACTCTAAAAAATACATGGGATATTATCCTGAAGTTGATGTGTTTTTACCAATTGTGGTAGACGTAGATGATAAAGCGGTTTTTGCTGGATTTACAAACGAGGCGACTTTCGCTGCAAACATTTCTTCTGAAATTGGTATTTTAACAAATGAAACTTTACAAAACTTTCAAAATTTCCAATTCTCTGGCTGTGTGTTCAAAAAAGAAGTTTTCGAAAGATTGGGTGGTTTAAAACAAAATATAAAATTAACTTTTAACTATGAGTTGTTTTTGAGATTAACACAAAACTCTTCAAAAATTATGAGCATACCAAGAGTTGGTTACAAACATATGAACCTTAGAGAAGGATCAATTTTTTGGAATTACAAAAATGGTCAAAATCAAATTACCGAAGATGAGGCCCGTTTTTGGATTGAGTCGGCAAAAAAAGAATCTTTTTATAATGTTGAGAGAGATATAAAATATGAACCGCAAACTGTTTAATGTTTGAAAATGATTACTCAGATCAAATAGAAAAGAAAAAGAAAGGAAGAAAACCAAAAACAAACAACTATTTCGATGAACGTGAGGAAAATGCGGTCAAACTTTTTTTAGTTACCGATTCGGATTATGAAAGAAATAAAATTTACAATGAGTTTTTGAGACACCCTTTGGACAAAATGATATCTTCCATAATCCGAAGATATAAATTGTATAGGAAGGATATGAATTATGAAGAAATTCATAATGACACACATTCTTTTTTGATGACAAAAATAGAAAAGTTTAAGCCTTCTAAAGAAAAGAAGGCTTATTCTTACTTTGGTACTATTTGTAAAAATTACCTTATGGGTCAAATTATGAAAGATCAGAAAGAAATAAATCGTAAAATTTCTTACGAAGATATTTCTGGGGATCTCAGTAATAACATGAACATGTCCTATTACATAGATTCAGATGAGGTTGGTTCTGAAGTTATAATTAAAAAGTTTTTAGATAAATTGAAAGAAACTTTGGAGGATGATAATGTAAATGAACAAGAGTACAAATTAGGCTCGGCAATACACGATTTGTTTGAAAATTACGGTACAATATTTCCTGATTCAAACAACAATAAGTTCAATAAAAACATTATTTTATTTGAGCTTAGGGAAATGACAAACCTATCAACTAAGGAAATTAGAACGTCTTTGAAAAAATATAAAAAGATATACTTTGAGTTAGTTCAAGAAATTTTAAAAAAATAATATTTATAGATATGCCAAGACCATCAAAAAAACAAATCAATTTATCAAAAGAATCAATGTTGTCTTTGATGCAAGAAATCTATAATGAACTTGTTGAACAAAAAAACACGGCGATTAGAATTCAAAATAAAATGTTAACAATGATGAAAGAACCTGAAGATATGATTATTATAGGTCCTGTTATTGAGAAACAACAAAAAATTATAAACGACTGTGTTGAAAAAAAACTTACTCTTTCTAAGCTACAGGCTCAAATGTGGCAAAAAAACACAGAAAAAGAAGAGGATTTTACGTTATCAGATTTAGAAATTGACGATGATACAATTCAGAATTTATTAAAAAAAGACGCGAATTCTGACTACAAATATAAAATGCATAAATAATAAAAAATGCCAATAGACGTTCAAAGTAGTTTTCAGAAAGTTGATAAAGAGGCACAAATATTTCCCATATACAAACAGTTAAGGGAAGATCAAAAAAAATTAGAAAAAAAGGTTTCTGACTCGTTTGATAAATATGAAAACAAACTAAAAACTCAATTATCTGAGTGGTCAGAAAAAAAACAAGATTTCCAAGACGATGTCAAAACCGCCTTTACTGAGTTGGTTAAATTATCAAAATTAATCAATGGTAGTGGTGCTGATACAAATTCTTATTTAAAAAAAGTTTTTATTAAATCATTAAAAGAATTACAACCAAAATTAAAATCAATTCTCATTGACGCGATTAAAAAAACTTTAGGTTGTTCTTCAGATTTCATTCTTCCGGCAAACACACCTATTTTCATTAAAGTACAATCGATAGATTTTTTCAATTACCTTACGTTAAGTGCGGATACACAGTTAGGAAAATTAATTTATGAAAAACCTGACATAAATTACTTTTCATATCCGTTTGCAATGAATAGGTTGTTGTATAACAGAATACAAAACTTAAACCAACCACTTTCTGTGGTTGCTGGTACACCGTATGTGGGTAAATCGACACAGAATATTTTTGACATTGAGTATGTACAACAATACAATACTCCATTGGGTGTGGTACAAGGAAATTTTTTTAAGTTTACATTCTCTTCCAGATCAACCCCACTTACAGTGGATGAATTCTTAAGTGATTATTTTGATACCTTAGACCTGTTTGATCCATTAAATGTTTTCACTCAACTTATAAACATTATTACTGGTGCCTTTTCTGTTTCAAAACAAAGTGGTGATGGTGAAATTACAGGGTTTCAAAAATTTCTAAAAATTTTACAAAGGATATTAGGGTTATGTTACGATCAAACTCCTGAAATTGATGTTAGTGGTGTTGCCAAAATTTCAGAAAGAGACGACCTATCTGACGACTTTTTTGAATTAAGTAATTTGGATTTGAGATTGATTGAAGAAAAAGTATCTGATATAAAATTGGGGGTTTTACAATTCGAGGAATGTGACAATATAAAACTTACAATGAATACGGCCGCAGTAATTGATGCGTTAAGTGAATTGGTTTTTAATGAGGGTGTAAATGAAAATAACGTAATTAATCAAACATCTAATGTAATTAACAACGTGACTAATCAAAAGTTTAAATTGGCATATGATGACGCGTGGATTAATGAATTCCCAAAAGCTTTGGCAACGGCAATTCTTTCCCCAAAGATAATCCTACCTTTTATGGCAACCGCAAAGTCACTCTCACAATCTTTTGTAGATAATACAACAACCTTAGAAGATTTTCAAAAAAACTGTAAAACTTTCTTAATTGAATTTATGTCTCAATTAGGTGCGGTATACACAAGAATAATTTTCGAAATAGTAAAAAAAGATATCAAAAAATTGTTAAAGGAAGTTTTAAGTGATATATCAAAAGAACAAAAAACGAAAACCAAAAGAATGATACTTCCACTGACTTTACTTGGTTTAGGGGCGTCTATAAAAATATTGAAAGATTTCAGAGATTGTAAAAGTATTGTAGATGATCTAACAAAAATTTTAAGTTTAGTTATTGAAAGAAAAATTAGTGCTCTTAAGGCTAACCCAAATGCTGATATACCACTTCCACTTTTGTTTGCCGCAAAACTATTAGAAGGGGCTTCCCCAACAAGGTCTTATATTAATACAATACAAAGATTAGAAGAATTAGGGATACCGACATCTCCTATGCCTGATGGAAGTCCCAATAAATTTCTTGCATCAATATCGGCAATAATAGACGGGATTGCGAAAGAAAATGATGAAAATGGTAAGTCAGTTGTTGCGATTGGTCCACTCACGGTAACACCATTATTCACTACAACACCACAAAAAGCGTATGGAAAATCATTTTAAATTCGAAAGGGAAAAAATTGATCCTAAAAAAATTATAGAAATTGTTCATGACTATGAAAATTCATCGAACAAAGATTTGAATTTGGCATTACAATTTATTCAAAAAGACTTTGAGTATACAAAAAATATGTTACTCAAAATGAGTGAACATTTAGATAAATTGGAAAGCACTTATAATTTATTACATAAAGAATACATGTCTAGAAATGTTTGATAATAAGTTAATATTTTTTGGTTATGTCTTAGATAACAAAGATCCTCTTTTTTTAGGAAGACTCAGGGTATTTCCTCGACATGAAACTAAAGATGATTTGGTTCCTAAGGATGTAAAAGGAAAACCAATTCCTGAATCTATATGGAAATGGACTTCAGAAGACCCGTTTATTTTTTTACCTTTGATACCTTACTACGTTAGTCAAGTTCCCGAAATAGATGAGTATGTACACTTATTGTATTACAATGTAAAAGAAAGAACAAATAATAGTAAATTCTATATTCAAGGACCAATTACTAGACCACAAAACAATGCTTATGAGATTAATAATAATTCTGAGTCTATATTGGCCAGTGGTGAGTACATGAAACTTTCGAACAAATTGAGGGATATTACAGGATCTACACTTCCAAGTGTTTATGGAATTTACCCTGAACCAGGCGACAACGCAATTCTTAGTAGAGGTACCACTGACATGGTTTTGAAAAAAGATACCGTTTTAATTAGATCAGGAAAAAATATTACAACCCAAACTGCTAATTTTAACATACCAAAAAAAAATCCAAATTGGGGATTTTTACAAATTTCAACATTTGACCAAGAAAGGGTTTTGTTAGAACCTCTAACATTAGAGGAATCTATTCAAGAACCACTTCAAATAAAAAAGGTAATTGAGTGGTCAATCGACGGGTCACAATATATTTCAGGAATTACATCATTCAACACGGTAACAGGAGACACATTTTATAAGGGTTGTATTTACCTTTATTCTATGATTCCAAACTCTGTCGCACTTTCAACAACAATTGATCTTGACACACCAATTAACCAATACTTATCAACTGTAGACTACTCGATTTGTTTTTCGGGGTTGAATTTCAATGATTCGTTGAACATTATCAATACGTTTATTCAAAACGTAAATGACAGTAAAATTAATATTAACGGATATCCACAATACCCACCAACAAACGATGATATAATTTTAAATCAATTTCCTTTTTATGTAAAACCTAACTATTCAACATTAACTAAATTGAACTCAACAGGGGCTACAGATTTTAATTTGGTTTCTTTGTTTAATCAAAAAATAAAATTGAACCAATCAGAATCAGAATATGGAAACTTTTTGGTGTGGTCAAGAGGTGTAATTGGTCAACAAACAACAGTTAGAGAAAACACCGTAGAAAGAACGGAGTATAAAGCAAAACCTGTATCGTTTGGATCTTTAGTTGCTGATAACGTTTATTTAATTTCTCATAAAAGTCAAATTCCATCTAAAGGAGACAAAGTAAATTTACAGGAGTCTTTATATGGAATAACACAACTTCAATATACAGAAGAAATCTTAGATCGAACGGATCCTATGGTTAGGGGTGAAGAATTAATGAAACTTTTAAATAAAATTGTGGACTTTTTAGGTTCACATGTTCATAACCCAAATGAAGCTCCTATTGGTATTGGAACTGACGGCACTGAGTTAGTAGAAATTAGAAAAATCTTACAAGACGCAGACGCAACTATTTTAAATCAAAATATTCGACTTAATTGATATTTATAAATAAAAAGTAAATGTCAATAAACAATTCCTATTATAGTAAAAATAATACTATTCTCTCAAACAGTTATGTAAACACTGGTAGAAATCCTGTCATGCAACTTTTATACGGTGATGGGGGTATTTCTGAGCCTGTTGGTTATTCGAGATTTATCTTTGGTCTTAATTTGGATTTGGTCAAAGAAAAATTATTAGACGGTACAATATCAATGAGTTGTGCAGACGCATACATGACTCATGTATTAAAGATGACCAACACTTCTTATTTTGATAAGGACTTACTTAATACGTCTAATCCTGATGGTAGACAAAGATCAACTTCTTTTGATTTGATTTTGTTTCGTGTACCATATTTGAATGACGACCCAACTACACCACAACTTTGGGACGAAGGTGTTGGATATGATTTTTACGATGTTAAAGATCCAATTGAAAGTGATCGAAACTACTCAATAAGACCATCAAATTGGTATCAAACCACAACAATTAATAAGTGGGGTGAACCCGGTACATATAATAATATGAACATTGGGGCATACCCTTTTTCTGCCATTACAATCATCGACATACAACATTTTGAATTTGGTGATGAAAACATTGAATTTGATATGTCAAGTGAAATAAACGATATTTTAAATGGAGTAACACCCGAAGAAACAACTTGGGGAATTGCATACTTACCTCAAGTAGAAAATTTAACAGGTACGGATGCGATGTATTCTGTAGGATTTTTTACAAGACATACTCAAACTTTTTACGAACCATTTTTAGAAACCACTTACAATGATTTGATTGAAGATGATAGAAATTACTTTTCTATGGGTAAAGCAAACAAACTATATCTTTATGTATATGAAGATGGTGATTTTGTAAATTTAGATCAAAACCCTCTTGTTACAATTAAAGATCCGGCAGGAAATCCAATAACAGGTTTAGTTAATCTACCTTCTTGTAGAAGAACAAGAGGTGTTTATGAAATTACGTTACCGGCCTTTATGGGGTATAAAGTACCTTGTCAATTTACAGATACTTGGTCACAAATTCAATTAAACGGATTTTCATTACCTGATGTAATTAACGATTTCACTTTGTACGGCATAAAAAAATCTATTCAGATAGGAACAGCAACTTTTGACCCGTCAAAGTTTGGGTTTGAGTATTACGGTATTTTACAAAATGAAAAAATATTGAGTAGTGATATTAGAAAAGTTGGTGTTATCATAAAAGAGGCATATACAACAAATAAGATGTTACCCAATGTTGATGCCAAATATAGAGTTTACGTTCGAGAAGGTCAGACCGAAGTTATAGTTCAAGATTGGACAAACATAAATAGAACACCAAATGAATACTATTTTATGTTTGACACAAGAGACAAAATTCCTAATGAATATTTTGTTGACATACAGGTAAAAATGATGGGTCAAACAAATACATATAAAAAACAAATCCAATTTCAGATCGTAAACAAAAAATAAAAGTATTTATAATAAAAAACTAAAATGGCAAATTCTAATATGGTGATATGTGGTAACCCTTTCATTGAGGTTACTGTAGATTTTGGCGGTATTACACCAAATACTGGAGACGTTTATTCAATCCAAGACGAGGTCGGTAACATTTTATGTGCCATTGTAACCGATACAGAACCTGTCAACCCACCAAGTTATACTGTACTATTACCATATGATACTTGCGAGGCATGTACTCCTCAGGCTGTGAATCCTGAATATACTTTGTGTGTTAAAGATTGTGATGGTAATGTTGTAGAGTTATTTTTTCCTCATCCTGTTTGGACAAATGAATACGGAACTGCTGTAACTCAACTAAACGCGGTGGCATTGGGCGGACCAAACGGATTAAATAATTAATTATGAATTATAGTAAAATATCACTCTGTGAAAATCCATTAGAAGAAGTGACCGTAGATTTTGGGTCGTTTACAATTATTGATGGATCAATATGGAAAGTTTATGACAACACTGGTAATGTTTTATGTGGTACGGTTAACAACAATCCAGTACTATCCGATCCTACACACTTCGCAATTTCAACTGTAGAGTCTTGTCTTGATTGTTGCCCTACAAGAGAAGTAACCGAAAGCACTGTAATTGTTAGAACATGTGATGATAACATAACAGTATTCAACAAATTAATTTCATAGAAGATGCCAAATTGTTGTCCACAAGTTTATTCAGTACCGACCGTAGCAGGAGAAGACGGGTTCCCCCCTTTTTACACCTCAGTAGTAATAGACGGTGTTACAGTGGCAGGTTCTGGAAACACAACTTTTGTAACCACATTTTTAGAGCCACAACCATATTCACTTTGTGTTGAGCCAAATTTTGATTTTACATACCCTGGCACTCAAGTTATTTTAATGGGCGGATTCAGTCAATCTGGTCTTCCAGTTATTTTTCAACACGACTTGTATTTTAGTTCATATATTACTGAAATCACAATATATGTGGCATGGCAATTTGTACCAGGTTCACAACCAAATTGGTTTACAAATATGGATTTTATATCAAATACAGGTCCTGTTACCGTTAGTCTTTGTGATAATTGTTGTGGGATTTTGAATGGTAACACATTTGTGATGAGTCCAAATTTGAGTAATGTTGACCCTATTTGTGACGCCACTCCAATCGCAGTTGCTAGTTACGTGACAATATCAAGTAATATACCTTTCAATTCACTCTCAATTCAAACAGGTCCTAATTTAGAGGAAAATTGTAATGCAATTGCAATTGCTATTTGTTCATTTGGCGAGTCTGAGGCTGTCAACCCCCCACCATATGAATTATGTGTTCCTGACTGTAGTGGAAACACAGTAACATTACAAGTTCCTTATCCTGTTTATACTAATGAATACGGAACTGCTGTAACTCAACTAAACGCGGTGGCATTGGGCGGACCAAACGGATTAAATAATTAATTATGAGAAACTTAGATTCAATCATTAAAAGAGTTATTAGAGAAACTCAAGAAGAAAAATCATCAAGATATATGTTCTTCTCCAATTTAGAACAAATGAGAAGGCAGTGTGATTTATTATTAGATTTAGATCACGAAATGGTTGAGTCTATTTTAGAAAACGGGCATGATTGGGCTCAAGACCACATTTCGGAAGCAAAAAACAACATGGATCAAGTTTTTGATTTTTTAATGAATGAGTCCAAAAGAGATGGTATGGAACTATCCATGAATATTGATGATGAAGATATGGTCATGATGGAAGGTAGAAAAAAAACAGGTACAAAACTTTGTGCTAGAGGAATTGCCTCTGCAAAAGCAAAATATGACGTGTACCCCAGTGCATATTCAAATGGTCACGCCGTACAAGTTTGTAAAGGAAAAATTAAAGGACTTGACGGAAAACGAAGGTGTTCAGGGGCATTTTGTTAATTTTTTTTACTTTCTTTTTTTTTAATCAATTTATTTATTATATTTGTAGTTAGAAATAAACAACTAACTATGGAAAAATTGATTTTAAGACTCTATAAACGATTCCAAGTACGTCTGCGTAGACTAAGTAGGTTAAAAGCTCTTAAAACTTACGAGGAAGTCGAATTACATGAAAAAACAGCATTCAAAATTTGTGTCAAACTCATTTCCCACAAAGATTCTGATTTCATGATTGCTCCGATGTCTCTCAAACGGTATATCATAAATGAAAGTTTAAATTTGTTTATAGTTTTGGATTTTGGTAGGGTTGAAATTACAAATCACGTTTTCCACTATGATGTCGTATTATCTAAACGAGACAATGAGAGAATTACATATTTATATGATATGGAGGTAGAAAAAAGACGTTTGAATACCGAGAAAATGGTGAAGTCCAACATCAAAAATACTTTGGATAAAGTTTATGAAGAAATAATTTTAAAAATCGAAAAAAGTAATCAAATATGAAAAAAGTAATTTTATCTGTAATTTTAGGTTTGTCTATTGTAAGTTGTAAAACCACTAAAACGTCGTGTGATGCATACGGATCACTACAAAATAAATCCCAAAAAGAACACACAACAAGAAGTTATCCACAAGACGAAACAATTGATCTTTCTAAATTAAGTCGTTTTGAACGAGCATTATACAATACTTGGTCTGAAATGAGTGAAGAAGAAAAAAAATTTTTTGAGTCTTCCTTAATTGGTAATTAAACAAACGGAGCATTATTAAGACCCCAATCTGTAGTTAAAGTCGTTTGGAATTCACTAGATGGTTCATTTTTGGTTATTTTACAATAACTAACTTCTTGGTCCCTTTTGATATTGAAAATTATATTTTTACCTTGCCCTTGTATACTCAATAACCTTTTTAATTTGTCATTGACAGGTTTTACAATGAAACTATAATCATAATCGGTTGTTTCGGGTCCAAATATCTCAAAACTTGGTTGATCCGTTTTCACATCAAATTTTAACATAACGTTTTCTTCGTCATATGTTTCTTGAAAACCACTTCCGTACACATCACCTATTTTATGACCAAGGTCTTGGAATGATGACCCCTGAATTACTTGTGAACTAGTCAAAAGTTTTCCATTTATAGTTTCTTTTGACAATAATTTGATTTTATCAACACCATTGTCTTGATAGATAGTAAAGTTTTGACAAGTCAATGATATAGTTTGATTTGGACTAATTATGGGTGGGTCTTTTTGTTCATTTAAAACTCTCATTACAATTTTTTGAATGTCCGCTTCTGTAAGTGTTATTATTCTACTTATATTTTCATTTGTATTTTTTCTTGGTTTATAACTGGTCATTACTGGTTTTTGACCTTTTCCTGATTGAGTGTCATTTTTTTCGGCCCTTCTTTTTTGTTGACAAGCGGACCTCTTTGCCGAGTCACTCATTTTACCGGCAACACCCGCAGCTCTACATTTTGGGTAAGATCCTTTACTCGTATCACTTCTTCCACAAGGAGGATGTTTTCCATCAACTTTTCTACAGATATCAACCCAAGGTCCTTTTGGTTGAGATGAACCTTTTGGTTTTTTCTTTTTTCCAAACCAAACGGCCAAATCTTCCATTAAAGATTTTTTTTCCAGTTTTCTTGCAATTTCTTTCTTTTTGTTAAATTCTTTATACCACTCAATAGGATTGTCTGTAAGTTCACCATTAGGTTTTACTCTTTTTACTTTTTTTGATGAAACATTATTTGTTGGTACCTCAAAAGAATTTTCCCTTGGCTCCCATCCACCAACTACTTTAGTCACGTTGTTTTTTGTAGTTTTTGTTTTTTGTTGTCTATTTGCGGGATGACTTGAGTCTTCTAAATATGGACCTAATTCTGGTTTAGTCCATTTTCTCATACCTAGTTCTTGCGGGCCACTATATTCTCCTGCCGTCGTTGAAGTGGTTACTTCGTTTATTTTTCTAGATTTTGTTTCAATTGGTACTACTTCTAAATTAAAAGGTGGTTTTTTGATTTTTCCGCTTGGTGTTTGGTTAATAATCCCTCCATCTTCATCAGTAAAAGTTGAGTATGGATGATGTTTTATGTAATCAGTTACTTTTCTAGCCTCCTTTTCTAATTTTTTAATTTGTTTTCTACCTAAATCCCAATGATGATCATAACTATCATATTGAACTAACGGACTTTTGTAGTTGGACACCGGTATATTGAAAGGTCCTAACTGTGATTTGACAAACTCTCTTTCACCTGGTTGTAGTGGTGGTATGTATGCTCCTGCACCACCTACTCTGTCACCTGTGGCTTCGTTAATATTTTTTTTAAAATATTTTACATAATCCTCGATCAAAATATCAGGTCTTAACTCGACCCAACCATCTACAGATTTAATTTTAGAATAATTACTTTCCATATAGAATAACAAACATTATATTATAAATATCTAACTAAATAAAAATGAATAATGAAGAAATAAAAAAGTACGGAAATCTTTTTGGATCTGTAGACCTGTTAACTAAAGAACATTTGGATGTTATATTACAATCAATGAGCTCAGATCAAGCTTTGTTTTTTTTGGTTGAGGCGATTAAATTGGCATATAAAAATAATGTCTATACAATTGGTGAAGTTGAGGTCATATCAAAATCAATTCGTGTTTTAACCGATCCACAAAAAGGTAATGAATAAAAAAAGGTCAGATTTCTCTGACCTTTTTTCTTAATCGGTTTTAATTGATTATCTCAATTCTCTCAAGTCAAATGTTCTAACTCCATCAACTGTGATACGTCCGTAGAAACGGTTGTTAACCATTTTCTTAGCGTAACGTGTCATAATACCTTTGATAGGTGTAAAGTTGAATGGGTTGTACATTGTAGGTGTCAATTGTAGAGGTACATACGGTGCGTAGATGTAACCTGTGTCTAACAATGATGTTCCTTTGTGACCTACCAACACTTGGTTTGGTGGGAAGTAAGGATCACGATAAACTTGGTAACGTCCTGATAACGTACCTACTCTTTCGATACCCATGTTGTATTGATCTTGCTCAGGAGCCGCGTTAGATACGTGGAAGTATTCTAAGTCGTCAAAAATAGCTGAAATCTCAGAAGATACAACGATCCAGTTAGCACCACCTCTCAAAGTAGATTTGTGGATTTGTGCTGACAATTGGTTGATTGCTGTAATCAAAGTTTGGTTCCAGTCTTTTTGAGTGTAAGAAGTGGTATCACCAATTCTTCTCCATCCGTTGTAATCCCAACGTAAGTTCCAAGCCGCACCTTTACGTAAGTCACGTAAAATTTCACGGTCGATCTCAGCTGCCACTTGTTCTGACAACAATGCTGTCAATTCAGCCTCAGCGTCGATGTTATGGAATGCCGCAACGTCTTGAGCTAATTCAGGAGACCATTGTGCTCTTAGTTTTCTTTCTGTAACAGATACAGTTACTGACTCAAGGTCAAAAGAAACCTCACCAATTTTGTCTTCGAATTCCATTTCTTCGTAACGTCTCCAAGTTGCTTGGAATGATGTACCTGAAGTAAGGGCTGTAAGAGTTACACCTGTGTAACCATCTAATGAAGTATCACCACAGTCAGGACATGCTGGACAAGAAAGGTCTACTTCAAGATAGATACAACCTTGTGAGTCACAAATATCCCAATAGTTTCCACCGTTTCCTGTGTTGTTATTATAAGTCGCAGGGTAAGTCAAGTTATTGAAGTTGGTTTGTGTTTGTTGTCCGTATTGAACGATACCTTTACCGTAGATTTGAGTCACAACTCTGAAAAGAAGTGGTCCAGAACCTACAGGACATGGTGAATTAGGGGCTTGTACAAAACCTGCAAATTTTGTGATAACTAAGTCAGAAAGGAAAGATTCTGTGTCCATTTCTTGACCGTCAGGTCCGATAAGTTTACCAGCACCTGTAGAAGTAAATCCACAAAGTTTCATTAAGATTTTTCTTACGTTTGGTCCTACGTAAACCGGATCGTTTACTGCGTTAGCATCAACTAACTCTCCGTTTACCCATTTTTGAACTCCAGTTTCAGTAGTACAAGCTGTCCATCTACCTTTTGAGTAGTCAAACAATCCTGGAGGATCTAAAGCCGCTTCATTACCTTCGTAGAACAAATCATAAAGGTTTTTACCGTAAGGGTAGTTCGGTGAAGGTGCTCCTGGATAACCTTGACCTGGATTGTTTTGTCCTGCGTTTACTGCTTCAGGTGAACCGATTGGTGCGTAGTGAACTGCACCACCATCATTTTGTACGTCGTTAGCGTATCCTTGGATACGTGGTACAAAGTAGAACAATTTACCGATTGGTAAATTCATTGCTTGTACAGAAACGATATCGTTAGCCAACAATTTAGAGAATACACGTCTTACAATCGGGAAAACAACTGTTTCGAATGCTCCGTTTGAAGATCCGTCAGAAGTTGCTTCGTTGATTAAGTAAGAAGCTTGGTTCTCATATAATTGAGCCACGTTTTCTTTTAAGTGACCTCTTAGACCATCTAAAAAGCCTAATTTGTCCCATTTGTTAATAGTGTCTTCTTTGATAACTTTAAGG